TAGTCCTGTCAGTTTTAAATACAGTATACTACAACTATTATTATATGTCAAGCTCTTCTGATTTTTTATCAAAGTACTTTGGTCTTCTTTTGTTAGTTTTTTTATCCGAAATAGAGTTTAAGTTTTGTTTTTCTTTGGCATTTAAGTCTACTTGAGTTTGAACCCACTTTAGATATTCATAGCTACCGGAATCACCTTCAACTTCGTCTAGCAATTGCTGCAAGTCAATGCTCTGTAAGTAATTCATAGCCGTCTCAGTTTGCCTTGCTTCTTTCTTTATTCGGCGAATAAAAGAATAGTAAGTAATCTGTGTGAAATATGCAAACGGATTTTTAGATTTCTCTGGGTTGAACCTATCAGCATAACGCAAGCAGTTTTCAATACCGTCGAGAATCATTTCATCTCTAAACGTATAGTTTACAAAGTTTGATTTGTATGCAAGGTGATTTGAAATTTTGACGAAACACTCGCCAAGATAGTGTGTGCATTGAGGGGTCGGCTCGCCTTTAGCTATTGACTCATCCCATTCTTTTTTCCAAGCAGAAATTTCTGTATAGAATTTTTTGTTGTCAACATAGTGGGCGTTATTTTCTTTCGACATATCAGTCTCCAATTAAAAATCATAATATAATAATACTAAAAAAATCATTTTTTGTCAAGTTAAATTAATTGATAATAATGTTAAGTAATACTTGACACTAACCGAACACCTTGTTATAATGATTCTGTTAGAAAGAAAGGGATACCTTAATGATAGGTTTTATCTTTATTACCATTAGCAATTAAGTCTAGTTGTTCTTGTAGGTAATCAAGTTCTTCATCATCCATGTTTGTAATGTCTTCTGGCAATTCGTTAGCATCTTCTTTAATAAAATTACCATCAAAAGAAATCTCTTTTAGATAGACGTTTTCAACCATATCCTCATAAGACCCCCAAAGCTTTTCGCTCAAAGAAGAAATGGCAACAACAGAGATTTGATGAATATTAACTTCAACATCATCGGTCATTACAAGATAAGGTCGAAGAACCATATGTTCTCCTATTAAAACACCTGCTTCATTATTGATAGGTTTAGCAGCAATCTCTAACGGGTACTTAACTACAACTTCTTCTGCGGTGTATTCTAAATCACCTACGATATTAAGACCATTTATTAGGTTTACAATTTTATAGTTATGAGACATTAATGGGCACCTTAACGAGTTTATATTTAAACCCTTCTTCATTATATATTTTTACTCGTTCAACCATATGACCGAGTGTATAGTTTTTCTTTGACTTCCAGGATATATCATCACCTACATCAAAGAGATTGCAACTTGTTTTGTTATCACCTTTTCTAAGTCCTCTACCAATAGATTGTAGATTTCTTATTCTAGATTTACTAGGACTCGCAAATACTATATTGTGAAGATTCCTAATGTTAATACCAGTAGAGAAAGTTCCGTATGAGGCAACTATAATTGCATTATCTTTTGTTTCTGTCAACGCTCGTATTTCTTCACGTTGTTCAGTAGCAGTTCCACCATACACAAAGAACACACTTCTAGTATCGCCTACCTTATTATTTATAAGGTCATATAACACTCTCCCATGCTTCTCAACATACTGAAACAATACTAAGGTGTTACCTGTTTGTGTAGTGCATAAGTTTTTTAGAAAAGTATTTCTAACAGGATGACTTACAATCCAATCCATTTCTTCTTGATACGTCATACCTTTAACTAGCTTACGCTCAACATCAGAATATTCTAATACTAAACAAGTTATATCAAGGCTGGCAACTGCATTATCATCCATTAACTTCTTAGTAGTAATAACTTTTTTGACTGAACCAAAGATACCTTCTAACACTAGCTTGTGGGTTTTGGCGCCATCAAGTGTGCCTGTTGTCCCAATACGATAAGCTGCATCAGTACATTTATCTAATATGGAAGTAAGAGATTTAGCCTTAAAGTTGTGAGCTTCATCACCGTAGACAACATCAAATCTATCAAACCAAGATTTAGGATATTTGTAAATAGATTGCCAAGTAGAAATAGTTACTGGCAGTTCTATTGTTTTATCTTTGCCGCCATATATTCTATGGCAGTTTTCAGCCACGTCCCAATCATTTGCAGTTGAGTAGTCTTTAAAATCTCCGTACATCTGTTCAACTAGAGAGGTAGTAGGTACGATGAGGAGCTGCTCTCTTCCAAGATGTTGGTGATATCTAACAAGATTGTATATGATGAGAGATTTACCTGAAGCAGTAGGTGATAGAAGTAACGCTCTGCCTTTGTTGATAGAATGCTTAACAGCTTCTACTTGGTAATCTCGTATTTCAATATCTTTGCCTGCGCTTTGTAGATTTAGTTTTTTAGCAAACGCTTCAACATACTGTGACGATACCGGGTCACCTATTTTAGCAATATCAACTTCAACTGTATATTCTAATGTATCTGCAAACTCTTGTAAATATGGCAACAAGCCTACATATAGTTCTTGGCGATACATGTTAAACAATCTAGCTTTTCCGTCCCACACTCTAGCCCGATAGCTAGGCATAAACTTAGCACCAGGAACTTCAAATGTAAAAAAATCACAGATTTCTTGAGATGTACTAGGGTCTGTTTCTACTCGTAAATATGCTTCGTCTTTTTTTATTACTCTAATCACTAAAAACTTCCGTTGGTAAACTTAGTCCATTCCACAGCATTTTTTATATCCCATGTTCTACTATTTAGTGACTTCATAATAGACTCACATTGGTACAAACAAGCTCTTACATAATCTAGCTTATCATTTATTTTGATAATTTCAGAGTCGCTGTCTAGGTATTCTTGCATTTCATTTTTCAAAGGCTGTGGACCTAAGTACTGCTCCCAACCTAAATCGTCTAGTTCTAGTTTGGATAATTCGCCACGAAAGTATCTCCACTTCACTCTACGAAGAGTAAGCATTTGAGATTCAAACTTTCTTAGCTGTAGCTTAAAGTTAGTTAAATGGTTGAGATACTTAGAGTGAAGCTCTGCGGTTTTTATAGACTCACTGCCAAGGTTGAGTTCGTCTATTTTGCAGTCTGTTTTCCATGTGTCTTGTAGTTCGTTCAATGTAATCATAATAAAACCTCATAATATATATCATATTTATGGCGTTGTAATCTTGTACTGTCTGTATCTAAACGCAGCAACTCCTTGAAAATATTCAGTGCTACCGGAACTTATCTCAAACTCAAGACCACTAAGAGAAACCGGAAACGCATCTTGAAACACTATTGTTTTTATTGTATTATTATTTGAATCAAGAATAAACAAAGATGCATCGCTAAAGTTGCCGAGCGATCTTTGCTTTGATGGGTTTATGGTAGGGAAGCGATATGACTGACTATTAGAAAAATCAGTATATTGTTTATGACTTTCTGGGAAGCCTAGTCCGACTAGCCATTCATATATTTCATTATAGTTGTTCATATTTTCTTGAATAAGAAAACGAATATTTAGCTCACCATAGGCAAGCTTATCTCCTGGCTGATAATAATCAACAAGAGGTGTAGCAACTTGGGGTGATCCCATTGAAACATCTGGAATGTTTGCAGACTGACAAAAGAATGAGACACTAGGTAAATTGTGAATCTTAAACTTAAAACCATTAGGCTTTAGATAGTCTAATTCACCAGGGTTACTAGCGTCCCATGTTGATTCTGTTACATTTGCTAAAACGTTTACCATAGTAATATCCTTGTCTTTCTATATTACTATTTATAACGCTTAAATTACTGCGATTGCTGCGAGTACTACAGGTGAGGTTACTACCAATGCTAACATAAAAGTAACAACTGTTTCTAGTTTGGCCGTCTTTGCGCCGATATTCATTTTTAATTCCTTGCCTTGTGAGCAGAATAAAGTTAAAGTAAATGAGCGCCTTGATAAAACACTCATTACTATATATAACCTCAGGAAGAGAAAAAGTAACATTTATGACATTATATTGTTACTTTATTTCACATAACTGTAACTGTGCTGTCATGCATTAAAAGATAGCTATCAAACACCCTTTGCTTTCAGGTATGTTGTCAAGGTTAAATGATTCACCTGCTAATGTAGCATTCAACGCATCAGCTAGATAGTTCTTAGACGCATTATTTTTTTGCGTCTCATATCCTAGCTTGTCGTTTATAGGACCTCTATAAACGGTTTGCTTCGTGCTAGTATCTATTACAAATATCTCTGCGGTTCTTTCTATGCCCAACGCTTTACCTAGACTTTGATCAGCATCTTTGAGAACGGTGAAAGGTATATTGAACTCATCAACCTCGCTCGATATTCTTTTTATTGAATCTTGTATGCTGCTATTGAACATAACAAAAGACATGCTCTCGTTTGCAAATTGCTCCTGCACTTTAATGAAGTCTGGCACAGCAATTCTACTAATAGGGCATCCTACACCATTGACATAGAGTACAAGATACTCCTTCTGTGCATACTGTTCAAACGTGTGAACTGTATTGCTTTGATCTAGCAGTTCGAAATCTATAATAGGTCTTAGATAATCGTCAGCCTGAACAGATGCACAGATTAGCAAATAAACTAGGGCAAGATACTTAGTCAATTTCTTTCCACTGCATAGCGCCAAAGAACATTTCGTCCCAAGACATCTGACCCCATGGAACACTTCGCTCTGGATCAGGGTTAGCAGGGTTTCTGGTAGAGTTATCAAACTCACCTTCTACTCTGACTTTAGTGCCTGCAGGTAGTATCTTGGCCGGGCTAAACTCGTATGCTAGTTGCCAATCATATGAATAGTTAGCAACATTGATTAGAAGTTCTTCTGTACCATCTGGGTACTCGGCATATGCTTTCATGCTTTTACCACGAAAATGCATGTGTGGCAAGAATGATTGTAGTTCAGTTTTGTTTTTATACACTACAGTCTTTGTTTGTATAAAGCTAGGATCATTTGGTGGTATGTTTGTCCATCCGGGTGGGAAGATACATGCACATATACCAGTGATTCTTTCTTCTGGGACATACCCTTCAGGATAGAACCAAACGCCAATCTCTGACTCATCTACTTCTGCTCTACCGCTTGTAGTGTAGTGTAGATTCAAAGCCATCTGAGTACCAGCTTTCAGCAACCCGCCTGCATTGTCAGGGTAGATGCTTGCTTCACCACCTGGAACATATGCAGCAAGGTCTGGCATATCAGTCGTTCTACCATCAAGACCAGACAATACACTGCCGCCACGCCTGCCTGGCTCAATAAGAGCATTTAGAGAGTGATGTAGTACTGAAGGAGCAGATGGAACCCACTCACTAGCACGAACCCATCGATCCTCAGTTAGACCCATGTCTACAGTTAAGTCACGATAAGAAAGAACACCCGTTGCAGGCACTTCTTGAGGAGGGACTTTAACAATAAGATCAGGCTCACCCAAGCGAGTGTCCCATTTAGTGCTAGACCAAGTGAGTTCTGCAAGGGGATCAACTGATGTTGCATCGCTAGGTGATCCTGCATCGATCCATGATACTAGTGTTTGCTGCTCTTCTATCGAAAGAGTTCTGCTATTGACAAAGTTGCCAACATGAGGATCAATTTGGCCAGGTGGCATACGCTTAGTCAGTATGACTTCTTTCATCATGGGTGACCAACCCTTGAGCATTAGATGTGAATCCATTGCAAATGGTGCAACACCGCCATCTCTATGACATATTGCACAATTTTCTGCTACGATAGGAGCGACATCATTGACGTAACTTACAGCAGCAAAATCAGTATCAACTGCATCGCCTTCTGCGAGTACGTTACGAAGTTTAATTTCCCACGTCTTAGCATCCATGAACAATACTTCGTTCAATTGTGTAACACCTAGTGCTTTGGATACAATCTTAGAATCATCCATTAACATTGGTATATCAGGATGACTCACATTTTGCTCTGTGCTTCTGTCTTCGCCGGTTGGGTTCAGAAAGAAGAACTGTGCATTCGGCTTATTTTCTAACGTGCCGATGAACTGTCCTTTTGAGTTTGCGTTACTAGTTGCTGATGCGACCATAATAACAATTTCATCTACATCATTATACCAACTCATGTTATGGAATCTTCCATCTGAGTCAATCAATGCAAAATCTGTATTGGCATATGTATTAATGCTCAACAACAGTAACAGGCTTGATAGTGTTATTAGTAATGCTTTACTTGCTTTCATTTAGCACCTCTACTATATATTTTGCCATAATTATGACTTCTTCATCTGATAATGTTGCTGCCTGACCAAACATGATACCACTCATGTCACCACGGGTAATCATTTGTTTGTAGTCAGTCAATGCTTCTACAATATAATCTTCTTCCATCCAGTTAAGACTAGGGAATCCTGGCTTGCCTTGTGCTTTTTTACCGTGACATGCTGCACAGGTATTCCATTTCATCTTTACTGAATCAAACTCATCTGCATGAACTGCTATGCTAGTCCAAACAATACTAAATGTTGATACTGCTAATATTTTAATAAATTTA